AGGCGGCAAATCAGAACTTCTCGCCTACCACGTCCACCAGCTCAGTCTCAAGTACCCAGGTCATAGAAGTCTACTTATTCGAACCTCGCTGCCTGAATTGCGCCGTTCTCTCATCATTCGTACGCAGGTTCGATACGCCCATCTAGATGTAGACGCAACACTGCGTTCTGTAGACAACGTTAAGGCGTGGTGGTACGGGAACGGCAGTATTATTGAATACGGCTATTGTGCTAGAGACGAAGACGTTGGGCAGTTTATGTCCGCTGAATACGACTTTATTGGGTTTGACGAAGCTACGCAGTTTACCCCGTATCAGATGTTGATGATCTCCGGTCGTTTGCGTACTAGTAAAAAAATGGCCGCTTCAGGTGTAAGAACACACGTTATGTTCGCTACAAACCCTGGTGATCGTGGCCATACCTTTTTGTACCAAATGTTGGTTGGTCCTACCCAATATGGTAGGTATGCAGTTGTATATGATGTGTCGGAAGGGTTTGAGGACCCCCCGATCGTAAAGTTAGTAGAACTGCCTGAAGACCTTGAAGAACTGGAAAAGCTGGAAATTGATCACGACCCGAACAAACACCTGGTCGTTGCTTTTGTTCCTTCTACTGTTATTGACAACCCTCATATTGACCCTGCTTATAAAAAGCACCTCTCGATGCTCCCGGAAACCGAGCGGCGGCAAAAACTTATGGGAGATTGGGACACGTTTTCGGGGCAGTACTTCGTGGAGTTTAAACGCGACCTACACGTTGTTCCCCCGTTCGAGATACCGGAGACATGGCAAAAATATCGAGGTGTTGACTTCGGAACAGCCAACCCTTATTGCTGCCTTTGGGGCGCGCTCGACCCGTCAGACGGCACTATGTATATATATCGGGAGGCTTATGCTAAAAATCTCACTGCAGCAGAGCAGGCCAGGACTATCAAACGGTTATCTGTATCTACCGAAGGGCGAGCAGAAACTTTCGTTATGACCGTTGGCGACCCCGCAATGTTTAGCAACGTAGCTGGTACAGGTACTACGGTTGCTGGTATCTACAACAATAACGGTGTAATCCTGCAGAAAGCCAAAAACCAACGTATTGGTGGTTGGCAGAACATGCGTCGCTACATGGGGGCGAGCCCTGTAGATGGCGTTGTTAGGCTTAAGATCTTTGATAACTGCGTTAACTTGATTAGAACCATCCCACAGATGCGGCATGCTCACGCAAACCCTGAAGACTTGGATACCAAAGACGAAGATCACGCAGTTGACGCTTTGCGTTACCTTTTGGGTTGTCGCCCGTATGAAGTCAAAAAACGCACATTCAAGAAGTATGCTGATGGCGCAGAAGGTCGAGTTCAAAAATACATGGAAAAGTTAGATAAGTCCGCTAAGAAGAAATCGAGGTTGTGGTAATGCTTTTGGTAGATCATTATTTGTATTTGCCGGGATGTTGCTGGTGGTGCCGTAGCGTCAACCTGCCAACAATTGATACCGGCATGGATCTAGATGGAGCCAACTCTCCTGACGACCCTAATCCTTCTGCAGTCACACGTATCTATATTTGTGCCGATTGCGCTATTCAGATGGCTTCTATGGTCCTTACTTCCCGCAACCTTGAAATCAGTACCGCTGGGGCTAATGGAACCCTAGCTGACATGGTTCAGGTTTTGGGTGACAAGAATGTCGAGCTTCTCACTAGGGTAGAGGAATTGGAAAATACCTTGCGTGTTATCAAGTCAATCCCCGAACCACAGCCCCAAGCGGAACCAGCCGCCACTTTCAAGGTGGCCGCACCAAAGCAGACCAAGAAATGATAGTATTGTCTGTTGTGGCACTAGGTCTTCTATGTGTCATTATTTGGTTGGTTCGAGAGAACCGGAGATTGACACAGATGGTTATTGCGAAACATACAGGCGACTTTACCGCGATGGTTCGTGCAGAACGCAAAAAAGAATCTCCAGCCAAAAAAGACAAAGAAGATTCTAAATACCATACATGGCGATACCCGTCTGAAGGAGTTGCTCCGTGAAACCTTGGGCCCCACCATCCGCTTCAGACGTCGTAGATATGTGGCAGAAAGCCGACCAGTATCTTGTTAAGGAACGACGCGACTACTGGATGAACGCTTCGTATTACGCTTCTCACCAGTGGATTTGGTGGGACTTTACCCGCAATATTGTCCAGGAGTTGGACTACGCCAATGAAGCTGAACGTGGATCCCGTATCACTATTGATAAGTATGGGCCTCGTTGCCGCAGCCTTTTGGCTCGTCTTACCCGGTCTGAGCTGATTTGGGAAGTCCAGCCTACAGGTATGGACGATTCATCTATGCGTCGTCAACGCCTGCAGGAGCAATTGTTGATGGGCGAACAACGCCACAACGATTGGGAAGATGTACGCGAAATGTCGCTTCTTCAGACCCTATTTGGTGGCGCTAGCGCTATTGCCGTAGATTGGGACCCCGACAAGGGCGAAGACTACATGATCGACCCTATTTCTCAGATTTCTGTCCCTATGGGCGGCATTCGACTCACACCATTGGGTATCAACGAATTTACCCTTGAGCCTGGTTCGCAGAACGCAATCGACGCTCGTTGGTGGATCCGCTGCACAAGTTTGCCACCTGAACAAGTACAGGAGAGATACAACCTTGAAGAAGTACCAAAAGCTGACGCTGAAGCTATGCTTTCTAGCCGCCACCGCAGTATCTTGCTTCGTCGCCCTGGTGGCGCTCCGCCGAGAACAACCCTCGTCTACGTCTACTACGAACGCCCCACCTCGCGTGGTCCGGGATGCGTGGTTCACGTAGTTAACGGCAAAGTCGTGCTTCAGGAAGATGAGTGGCCATTCCCATTCAAGCACCTCAATATGTCGCTGTTCCGTCAGAACAAGATCCCGAACACATGGGTTGGTCATACGCTTTTGACCCCTGCTCGTGACGTTCAGTACGCCTATAACCGTGCCCGTTCAACAATCCTTGAACATATGCGTAAAGCAGCAAACGCACGATTGATGATCCCTTCCGGTTCGGTAGATGATGCTGACAGTATCACTATTGACCCTGCTGACACACTTGAGTACAACAGCGAAATCGGTGAGCCGCACTGGCAGACCGCTCCTGAAGTACCTCGTTGGATTTCAGGTGAAGCACAGCAGCTCGAAATGGAGTTGGACGACATCTTCCATACCCACCAAACAACCCGCGGTGAAGCCCCTGGTGACCGAAACAGTGGTCTTGCCCTAGCGTTGTTGGCGGAGAAGGACGATACCCCTCTTGGACCGATGGCTAAAGACCAATCTATGGGGTGGGGGAAGATTGCAGAAATGACTCTTTCTCTTTACAAAATGAATGCCGAAAGCACCGGTATTACACGTAACACCATGTTGATTAGCGAAAACGGCGTACCACTGCAGGTATCTTGGAACGCTAAGGATATCGACGATAAACCTGTTGTATTGGTTCCAATGGACGCAACAATGCCACGCAGCAAGATTGCAACCCAATCCATGATTACCAACCTTGCGCAACAGTTCCCAATGGTGTTCCAAAATGTTGATCCAAAGTCTTTGTCAAAGATGTTGGATTTGCCGGACCCACGACAGTTCTTGGTTCAAATGGACCCCGACATTGCGAAAGCAGAATGGGAAAATGGCCTGCTTATGCAGGGTATTCCTGTTGTTCCGGAAGACTTCGACGTTCACGACGCTCACATCATGGAACACAACCGCGAACGCAAATCACCGGCATACGAACTTGCAGATCCTCAGGTCAAGCAAATCATCGACATGCATATCATGGCCCACATGCAGTTCTTGGGCAACGAAACAGCCGCCGTTATGGCTCAATCAGACCAAGCGGTTATGGGTGAAATGCAAGATCCCGGTATTACGGCTGCCCTTAATGCCGGTGTTGGATTGCCGCTTCCTGAAGACGGCATGATGCAGGAACAAGAAATGATGGATGAACAGTCCATGGGTATGGCTGGTGGATTGCCACCTGAAGCTATGTCTATGATGGGCGGACAAGAAGGATCTATCCCGATGATGGGAATGGAAGAATCAATGGGAGAAGAAATGCTCCCAGGTATGGAAGGAATGTAAATGGAGTCACAGGACACAAACTTTACTGATTACATCTCAGAACCAGCAGCAGCAGCAGAAGCTCCCGTTGCCGATGCTGCACCTGTTGGTGACGTCAATTGGGAAGAACGCTACCGCTCAGAGGTTCAAGATCGCATTAAAGAACGTGAGCGCTATAAGCCAATTCGTCAGGTGTTTGACCAAATGCACCCTGACGACGCCGCTGCCGTGCAAGGTTTTGCGCAAGCATGGGCTGCCGGTGACCAGGATACAGCTATTCAATGGATGATCGAGAACGCAAAAACCCTTGCTGGTGACCGTTTCTACGACATTGCTGGGGTAAACAGCCTTGGTCAGACACAACAAGATGTTTATCAAGAAGCCATCGACGATAGCCGCCAGGCTGGTCTTACTCCTGAACAAGTAGCACAGGTTGTTGAAGAACGCATGGCTGCTTTTCAGCATGAACAAGTTGTTCATCAGTACGAAATAGAAATTGAACAAACGCTTGTAGAAGCAGGTTACGACCCAAACAGTCCGCTTGCGATTGCCGCCATTTCAGCAGCACAACAACGTGAAGACTTAGATCTTCGTGAAGCTATCGCAGATATTGAGAATCAAATTCTTTCTCAAGCACAATCAATCGTTCAGCGTCGCCAAAATCCGTCAGCAGGAATGCCTTCTGCTGCACCTAATGGCATGGCACCCGTAATGAACAGTTCAAACATGTCACCTAGAGATCGAGCAATGGCTCGTTTGAATCAACAAGGACTTTAGGCTATGCGTTTTCTAGGTTACTTGACAACACACTAGCAACGTATATCATATAAGTATCTGTCCTGGACTGGTCAGATGTACATAGTCACCACGATGGCACATTGGCAGGAGCCAAGCGCCCCGATGTTCGGAGAACTAGGGATCGCCGGGTAGTGGGTCAAACCATTCAATCCAACCACTTCAACAATTAAGGAATTATCAGACATGCCCGCAAGTCTTTCCACCGTTGATGCAATCCTGAAGGACGACTACAAGGATTACATCGAACAGCTCAACCAGGCCACGTTTCTTCTCTCGCAGATCGAAACGCGCCGCGACACAGTTACAGGCCGTATCGCCCGTCACGCCATCCACCTCGGACGTTCGTCCGGCGTCGGCGCTCGCGGAGAAAATGGCACTCTCCCAGCAGCAGGCAACCAAGCGTATGCGACAGTCCCAGTACCAGTAAGGTACGTGTACGGTCGTATCCAGTTGTCCGGCCCAACAATCCGTCAAGCAGTTACCGACCGTGGCGCTTTCGTTGATGCACTCGATGCAGAAATGAGCGGTATCCGTCGTGACGCAATGAAGGACGTTAACCGTCAGCTTTGGGGAACATCCAACGGCGTTATCGCACAATGCGGTACCACATCAAGCTCAACCACAGTTGTCTTGGCAGCATCAACCGG